ATGGATGGTGCAGTCGTAGTGCCGTGGTGTGGTATGTGGCTCGCCATTGAGACTGATGGTTACACTCATAGTTGAGGAGTAAGTGACATGGTAAGAGTATTCAACGCAGCTACCATCTCGTTTGAGGATGTGCTGTACTTCAACAGCAACGAAGAAGCGTGGGCGTGGATCGACGCGCAAGAAGACCCGTCCGATTGGATACTGATAACTGAGGAGGAGTGATGGACTTCACAAACTACGGGGTATTTGTCTGGGATTCCAGCAAGCACTGGCTTGGCACTGCCATTGTGTACAGGGGTACGGAGACGGACTGCCTGAATATGCAGCAGTTAATCATTGAGGGTAGCCCTGATAATATTGATGCAATGGTTTTATCTAGGGAGGAGGAGGACAGACTGTATGAGTAGAGTTAGTGTATCCAAGATGAGTGGTAAGTTAGCGGGTATTCCTGCTATCAATACCAACACAGCGACGAACCCGTACTGTGTCAAGCAGTACAAGAGTGGTGGAAAGGACAACATTTGTACGATGTGTTACAGCCAGCGGATGCTGAGTACCTATCGTAAGAATTGTCAACCATCATTCCAGCGTAATAGTGACATACTTAGTAGTGATAGGGAGGTTGACATACCCAAGATCAACGCCGCATTCGTGCGGTTTCATGGTCACGGGGAGTTAATCAATGACACCCACTTCCTCAATCTGTGTGACATAGCAGAGAGTAATGGTCACTGTACGTTTGCGCTGTGGACTAAGCGAGTTGACATAGTGCGTCCCAACAGGCATCATGTACCTGAGAATATGATTCTTGTTTACAGTAATCCCAAGATTGATCGCGTGATGCGTAAGCCACCTCGTGGTTTTCATCGTGTGTTCAACAACGTCACCAAGAAGTATCGTGGTGATGCAAACTGCACGGGGCAGAAGTGTATCGACTGCCAGTTGTGCTACAAGTTCGACACGGCATCAGTCATTGTCGAGCACGTTAAGTAGTCGCGTTGAGAGACGCTGTAACTTAAATGCATTTAACTAAGGAGAAGTATCATGGGTTGGAGAAGCAGTGAGATTGAAGTAACGACTACCATTGACTTGTGCGATTACGATGATGAGATCATGGATTACATAGAGCCTGATAACATCATCGATGCGCTTGAAATGATGGAGCGGTGGGGGTATAGTGATGGAGACATAATTGAGCATATGCTTGAGGAGCCTGATGCGTTCTTAGGGAAGGTGTCGAGCGTGTTGACGGTGGAGACTGCACTGACACTGGTCAAGGATGTGTACGAGTATGGTCATGCTATTCAGGTGCGTAACTTGACTGCCAAGGAGAACCAGATTAAGGAGTTGAAGCAGAGGATTGACGATCTGTTGGCGTTGAACCATACTGTAATAACTGAGAAGGAGGAGACTACACATGAGTCCTGATCTACTGACAGAACTGCGTAACTTCAGACAGAACTTGCGTGACTGTAAGGCGCAGAACCTGAGAGATATGCGTAGGTACAAGCGTGATAGGTTTGATACTAGCTTAGGATCTTTCATGCACGGTATGGCCTTGGGTAAGACAGCGGCGCTGGAACACCTTGATCGAATGATAAACGTGTTGGAGGGAAGCGATGATACACAGAACGTTTGACACAGAGCTTGACTGCCCGTGGATGACAGTATGTGCCACGATCAAGTACTCGTTTGACGAAATGACAGGTATGGTTGATGATTACTTTATACGAGTACGTGGTCAGCCTGTTACTGATTGGTTCAACTCGTCTTATATTTATGATCTTATTGCAGATGACATGGAGGAAAGCAAATGGTAGTTGTATTTGACAACAAGTATCCAGAGTATGCAGCACCGTGTGAACGGCCTGTGATTCAGAAGCTGGTGGACCTGTGCCTGTGGGACAGTGGTAAGGTGTCAGTGTGGGACGGTGAAGAACTATCTGTGCATGGGTGTAGTGACAAGCTGCACATCCTGAAGAACCTAGCACAGACTGAGATGGATCAGGTGGAGGCATACGATGTGGAGGGTAACTGTCGTGGGTGGTTCTCTTTGATCTACAACAACGGGTCAGAGCGTGAGCCTATGATTGTCATCTCTGACTACAGTGCTAACGAGTGGTGCGACAATGTGTACCGTAAACTAGACGAAGCCTTTGGGAGGTGGATTGAGCTATGAGTTATTACATTACACCTGTTGATGAGTCGAAGCCGGGACGCCTTGCTGTGTACCGTGTGGTCAAACGCCTACGTGACTTCAAACCAGATCACGGTGTGGAGTACATGGTGTTCAAGAGTGAGAAGGCAATGAAGACTGACTTATTTGTTGACCTGTACTGTGGTAAGAATGGCAAGCTAGTCAAGCTTAAAGATAGATCAATGATGAGGTTCTAACATGAGGGACGGTATGACACACGCGCAGATAGCAGAGGTGTTGGGCATCTCGCGTGAATCAGTACGCAACATCGAACGCAGGGCGCTGTGGAAACTCAAGCGGTCAGGTCAACTAGACAAGTTCTTGTGCTTGCTCGACATGGAGGTTGAGCAATACCACGGTGAGAAGGGGAGAGTTATCAAACAGTGTGAATAGTACATTTACTTTTTCTTTTGGAATGTGTTATACTCTCTATATAGATAACTAAGTATTAATATTATTACTAATACTATTACTAATACATAGGAACTACATAGTATGACTAAAGATGAAATGATTGAAGAGTTACTTGAGTACCAGCTGCAATCTGTTCCTGCTCTGGAATTGATACAGATGTACATCCAGCTGACTCGTGCTATGATGAGCGAGGAGTTGAGTCATGATGAAGTACTCGACAAGTACACAGAATTGTTTGGAGATGCGGAGGCACTACACTGATGGCATTCGTCAAGCTACACCAGCAATGTGATGACTGTGGTTCTAGTGATGCATTGTCATACAACGAGGATGGATCTAGCTATTGCTTTGCTTGTGCTAAGTTCACCCCGTCAGAGGACACAGGAGGCTCTGTGAGCGACATAAAGGAACGAGTAGTACCCGGACAAGGGTTCGACAAAGCGGCCTTCACAGAGCCATACAGAGGCTATCAGGACAGGGCGTTGACAGCTACTACGATGGCGGCATACTCAGCACAACAGAAGGCAGGTAACATTCTGTTTGGTTATCATGATCCTGTCGGTGAGCTAGTGGCGGTGAAGACTAGGTATCCTGACAAGCAGTTCAAGATTGGTGGGGATTGGAAGAAGGCTGGGCTGTATGGTCAGCACCTATTCCCCAGTGGTGGTCAATACATAACCGTAGTGGAGGGAGAGTTCGATGCCTTGGCAACCTATCAAATGTTTGGTGGCAAGTATCCTGTTGTGTCTATTCGTAATGGCGCCCAAGGTGCTGCTGCTGATTGCCGCAGATCCTACGACTTCTTGGATCAGTACGATAATATTATCTTTTGCTTTGACAACGACGATCATGGCCGCTCTGCTGCTCTAGAGTGTGCTGATATCTTTGGTGGTAAGGCGAGGATCTTCCATCATGGTGAACACAAGGATGCGTGTGACTACCTGATGAACGCAGACAAGGATGACTTCATCAAGAGGTGGTGGGCGGCGAAGACCTACACACCTGATGGTATGGTGATGCTGGGTTCTCTGCGTGAGGCGCTGAAGAAACCATTGGAGGAGGCAGAGGTACGTTACCCATACAAGGGACTAGATGACATGACGTTTGGTGTACGTCCGACTGAGCTTGTCACCATCTGTGCTGGCTCTGGTCTGGGTAAGTCTACGTTCATGCGTGAGCTAGTGTTCTCTATCCTTGGGCAGACCAACGACAGGGTAGGGCTAGCGTTCCTTGAGGAGACACCTGACCGTACTGCTCGTGGTCTAGTGGGACTGCAGATCAACAAGCCTATCCACCTTCCGGGCTGTGACTACTCAGCCAGTGAGGTAGACCAAGTGTTTGATAGTCTTGACCTTGATGACCGTGTTGTACTTTGGGATACCTTTGGTTCCAACAAGATTGAGAACGTACTGGCACGGTTCCGTTATCAGATCAAGGTGTTGGGTGTGCAGTACATAGTGCTGGATCACATCTCAATACTGGTGTCGGATCAGGACAACGGTGATGAGCGTAAGGCCATCGATGAGATCATGACCAAGCTACGTATGTTCTGTCAGGAGATGCGTGTGTGTATGTTTGTTGTATCACACCTGAAGCGGCCTGATGGTAAGGGACATGAGGACGGTGCATACACCAGCCTTGGACAACTACGTGGTTCAGCAGCGATAGCACAGCTAAGTGATATCGTGTTAGGATTAGAGCGTAACGCACAAGCAGAAGATCCTATGGTACGCAACACTACCAACGTGCGTGTACTCAAGAACAGATTCAGTGGAATGACAGGGCCAGCTACGGCGCTGATGTATAACAAGGATACGGGGAGGCTCACTGAGATTATTGAATGAGGTGCAAAGCGTGTGACAAGATCATGACGAACTACGAACTGACCAAGAAGTTCAGTGGTAGTGGTGAGTTCGTTGATTTGTGTAATGAGTGTAGTCGGTTCCTTGCTGATGATGACTTGACAACAGTAGGTAACATAGACTATGCTGACCTATATGACTTAGAGGAGTTACGTTATGTCGAGGATGAGCAGTTGGATTATGCAACAGGAACAGAACATGGAGATGAGGGAGAGTGG